ATCGCGAGACCGGGGAGTCTCGGTCGTGGCGCCTTGATCGCATCACGTCCTACACGGTTCACCGCATGACGTACACGGTAGAGCGAGAGACCGTGCCGGCTGAGACCGTGCCCGCGACTCCCGAGCAAATCATTGACCGCGAGCTGAACCGCGACGACGCTCCGGCCGTGCGAAACCAGAGTTCGTTCGTACAGATCTCCGAACGCTGAAAAGACAGACCACCACGAGAGGAAAAATATTATGGCCAGTGATTGTCTCGCAAGCAAGCTACGTCCGGGCGACACGGTTACCGACCCGAACGGCAAGGTCGTTCGAGTAACCGAAGTGAGTGTAACTAAGGTCAACTACATGGGTCGTCTGGTGTTCGGCACCCTGATCACGGGCAGGGACGGAACTGAAGAGACGAACGAAAGTCCGGGCAATTACAGTCGTGTCGCTGTCGCCGGAGAAATCTGGACGAAAGAGTAAGTCGCATGGGTAGTTCGGATTGGCACGAACAAGCGGCTTGCGGAGGAACCGCAGATCCTATTTTCTTCCCGAGTTCAGGTAGGTCGGAAAACGGGTGCGCGAACGAGGCTGCACAGTTGTACTGCAACGCGTGTCCCGTGTACGTTCAGTGTCTGGACAGCGCGATGACAAACAAGGACGTGGGTGTGTGGGCGGGAACGTCCACTGATCTTCGGAAGAAACTACTTCGCAAGCGCAATCGAAAAAAATGCCCCGGTTGCGAGAACGACCGGATCTCGTTTCAAGAAAACAATGCGGTCTGTCTTTCATGCGGTCTGTCTTGGACGCTGGAGAATATTGATGATGACCAATGAAGAACTTGTAGAACACTATGCCAATCTGAAAGGCCATCTGGACACAAAACGGCGACAGTTTCTCACAGTAACCAATCTCGTTCGGACGCGCGAGTTGTGCACGCAGATCGACGCACTACGCAATCGCGTACGCGAACTCGAACGGCAACTTCGGGACCTGAGCTAAGAAATAACCGAAAGGTCCTTGACACCACGTTGGGTGTCAAGGGCCTTTTGCCATGCTTCGGCCCAACGCCACGCGTGATCATCCAAACGCAACCCGCGCGCCACCTCGCGACCAGCCTCGGACAGCTCCGTGCGCCGTTGAACGGACCCGTGCAGACTTCGTAGCTCTCGGTACCACGTGCGGGACCGGTCCGCCAAAACACCCGCCCCACGGGCGTGCAGGCGCCTGTACTCGGTGCGCGGGGAAGCTATCCACGGCACGCCGGCAGCGCACATTTCCAAGGGCTTGAGCCAACTCTTTGCCCCGTTGAACCGGGTATCCGCAAGGGGTGCGACACCGACCCCCAGTGCCGCTACAGCGCCCGGCCAACAATCCAGCGGTACTCCGCCCCCGGGGGGATCTGCGGAGAGCCCCAGGGCCCGTCCAGCCCCTTGGCTGTCTCCGATCATGGTGAACCGTGCCCCGTCCCTGACGATTCGCGCGATTGCACCGCCCATCGCATCAGGGTCGTTCGGGTGACTGTGATAAGAAGCGGGCCACCCGATCAGGTCGGAATCCACGTGCGACAGGTTGTCGTAAGCAGATGGCAAATAATTGTTCAATACGACCCCGCGCCCGTGAGACGCATACATGGACAACAGCGCGGGAGTGGACACGGTGACTAACGTAGCCTCGCGGCAGGCGAAATTGAGGTGTTGCCATGAGTGATGAGTGGCCGTGTTCTTCGGATGAATTCCAGCGAACGCAGGGTTGGACGGATGCACAGAACGCAGATCGTCATCGACGTCTATTACAACGGCTACGCCTTTGGCTCGGAGGATGGGGACGGCTTGCGACATCCACGCGTGGGTAAGTCGTTGGAATACGACTACGTCTGTATCGACATCTACATCTACAACCGTGTTTCCCTCCATATGTACCCGAACACGTCGATCACGAGTGTTGATAATCTCTATGTCGATGCCCATTCGTTTGACGGCTTCGCCGGGCCAGATCATCCGGAAATAACCGCACCCAAATCGATCGGCCGGATACACAACTACACGCATGGGATTCCTTACGATTTGGTTCGCAGAGCGATTTTGGGCGTTGTTTGTTGCGTCTTTGCAACAGCGTTGTGTAGTTCTGCGTGCAGATCAGAGAGTTCTTCACAAAGAGAAGCAAGCTCCGCTCGCAAAGGGATCAATGCTTCTTCGATGAGAAACTGAATACGTGCGTCGCTCATGCCCACACCTGAACCCTGAGTTCGGCGCGCAGAACCGAGATTGAATTTCCACTGTTTTGATACACGGCCGCTTTCACTCGTTGGCCCGCAGGCACGCTCCCTACAATTGGGAAAGCGAGCCGAGCCGGTTCCAACGTGGGTGCGGAAGAACCCGAGAAAGGTACGTATTTGACGGTGTTGTCGTCCGCGTCGCAATACTCCAGACGCACAAACAACGGCACACCCGCATTCAAACCTTCTGTGTATACCCACACAGCTCCGTTGTACTGCGAACCACCCGTGACGAAAACTTGAGCCCCGTCGCGATGTTGCTCAGATTCATCAGACCCTTCGGTGTCCCATACAATGGGTGTCCACACACCCGAACCAAGCGTGAACGATTCGGTCATACCCAAAGCAAGATAACTAGGCATATCGTCTCCATTCCATCCGGCATCGTGCCGGAGTCGTTCAGCAACTTGTGTGCGGACATCGTCCATGACGAGTCCACGTGGATCAATTTTTCCGGGACGCCACTCAAGATGGCCAATCACAGAAGTGTCTCCAATTTTGCCCCATCCGTGGGCTCGACATAGAGCAGTACTCGAACGCACGATCGCATCGATTTGCTCACGTGGCCACGGGTCTGTTCCATTACCCAAATTAATTGCTTCAAACCCGTAGAAATATCGATTACCATCCGTGTCGCTTTCGTTGTCGAAAGGAAGTGCACGTTCGTCTTGCACGGCTGCCAGCACGTCACCATCCCCCGCACCCGCGTGGTTGGCACGACCGTTTCCTACTAGGTATACGGTTCCGTCTTTGGCGACAACTCCGTGACACAACGGTCCTGGCAAATCGGATCGTCCATCATAACAAAGATCTACGGTTCCGAGCGTGTTCGATGACGCGGTGTGGTGAATCATTACTCCATAAACGGGGCCCCATAGACCCATGTGGTTACGGTTATGGGTGCGCCACGATCTGTGTTCTATTACTTTGACACCCTCCGCACGCAATGCGGAAATGAATCGATCTGCACTTAGCGGGACAGACATGATTCTCCTTAGATCATTTTTGCTCAGAGTGGAAACACGGCCAGTTGTCGCTGGGTAAATCCGCCCGTACCTGCGGACACCTTGTATTTGGCAGTGAATATGTTCACTCCGGCAGTGAGTGAGTTAATCATGTACGCGGTGCCCATACGCACGCGAGAGTTCGCAGCATTGCCGTCTGTGTTGATTGCGGACGCGTCATTGGTTGGCAGGCTGGACGCTCCGGTTACATCGAACGCCATGAACGATGCCTCATTGACAATCGTATTTTCGATACCCGCTCGGATGAACACAATCGCAGAGTTGCCTGTAGCCGTGGTAACCGTAGGTCCCACAGTTGCCAAATCCGTGTAAGACGTTGACGTAGTTGACTCTGTGGCCGTGATGTTTTGTGATTGAGACATACGCTCAACGATTTCGTTGGGTCCTACTCCGACAAAGTGACTGGATGCCATCGTAGCCTTGGCCGGCGCGGTCTCGTTCAAGTTGTCTCGTACGTGCGTGTTGAACTGGGCAGCCGTGAACACGGTATTCGGAATGGCTGTCATTGGAGCTGTCCAAGCCACAGTTTGTCTCCTTAACTCGTCGGAACGTCGTGCTCAGCATTTTCTTCCCGAAGTTGATCTATCGTCTGCCCGTGTGGGACACGAAACCGGACCGCTATGTCGTGGTCGGACGGGTACCAGTTACGATTGTGCGGAATCGGCCGAAGATTGAGCACGGTTTCAATCCCTGTTCGGTTCGCGGGCCATTCAATTTTGGTTGTTTCGTACCCGCAGTACGAACAGTGATACTCGTGCTTCTCCACTTCAAGTTGTGCAGGTCGTTTATCAAACAACAATTCGGTATTGTTGCACCCACGCGGGCAATCAGCCACCCACATGCCGGAGTACATGTACGCACGTGCGATCATCGTTCCCCCTAGGTCGCTAGCTTGTTGACATCGAATCGATTTTGTGAGTTCCATATCCATATGTTCGCAGGATTGTTAGCCGCAATTGGATCGAACGCACCGTCGTTAAATCCTGCACCCACTTTGTCAAAGGTGAATGGATTATTGGGCGGACGCTGTAGCTCACGTTCACATCCGAACACGGCCGCATGCATGGACGCTGTATTCGGGTTTATTTTACTGACCACAAAATCCAAACGTTCGATGAAAAAATCACTGCTCATCCCTAGTTCAGCGTTTACGACAGAAATTCGGTCGGAAAGAGTACGAGAAAATATCTGTACTAGGTGAGCGGGGTCGCACGCCACAATTCTCATGCGAATGATAGGCCGTCTGGTCGAGTAGTGAGCGAGGATAGTTTCGCTCACAGCTTCTACATCGTTGGCCGTGACCAATGGAATAGTGTTCGGGTAGTTTTTCTTTCCGTGAACTGTTATCGAATTGGGGTCCGATTCAGATGTTTGAATAACACGCGATACAGATATGGATCGTGCGCGGAGTTGCAAGTTGAGTACGGTAGCATTTCCACCGATCGACGTAAGACGAATGATGGTGGATTGGCCCGATGTTCGGGACAACGTCGCCGTTACTACACCCACACCTACAGTTTGAAAGTCAATTCCAAGAACAGGTGTGATCGCGTCTTTGAACGGGTCTCCGACAGACACCTTAATCTCAAGCGTTTGTCCGATCAAGATGGAAAATGGATCATCTGTCGACCACACCGAACCAAAGAAAGGTTCTCGTCTCCGTTCGTCAACGCTTTGCTGTACGACGTTGACGATGTCTCGCCACCCGTGTTGATACTCAAACGGCGGAGTGTAAGAAAAGTAAGATCCTGTCACCATTGGCGCCCCGGTAACCGGCGGACACACATTAAGACGTGTCGAGGCAAAGAGCGCTTGAGATATCAGGGATGGAATCCGTTGCAACCGGTGGTGTCTGTCCCTGAATACGAACTTGCCGTCCGGTGCTACGTACGCGATGGCTGGTGGACCTTCCCCGCGCACAACTTCTTGCAAAGCAGAAAAGGCGTCCGTATCTTCGGCCCACCAAAACCGAGTGAACGACGCGCCGTAGTCAACGTCTCGCAAGGTTGTTGACCACCCCACTTCATCCAAAATGAGGTTTACAATTTCGCCGGTTCTACGTCCCTCATAAACAGCAGTAGACAGCGTGACATCTTGGAGAAGTGCCATGCCGTCGAGGATCGTAAAATCAACCGTGCGATCGGCCCTGTCTGCGTGGACCGAAAAGTCATCTATCCGACCGGTAAACAACGGATAAGTAACGTTCTGAAAGATGGCTTCAGCCGTGACTTCACGAGCCGGACCCAAATCTCCGAACAACGGAGAACTTTGATTCTCAGGACTGTACATCCGATTCGCATTGCACAGCACGAATCCTGCTTGTCCCACGGCTGACGGAGAAAGTTGCCGGGCTTGATCGCGCCCGTATCCGTAGGTAAATCGACCACCGTCAAGAATGTTCGGAGTGACGTTCTCTCCGACACCCGTAACGACACCGTCTTGATTCCAATCAACGAGAGCTGAATACGTGGCGCCCGTAACACAGTTGTTCCACACTACAGGTTCACCCGCAGACGACGCTGTTGACGCAACTCATCTATCGCTCTCGTGAGCCAATCGAGCACTTCAACACGTGAACCCAGGACACCTTGGTTGATCAGCGTCAGTTCGATCGTGGTTGGAGTTGGGACAACAGCTTGATTGCCCGTGGTTACCATGTTGCTCAGGGGCAACGTCGCGCCGGCCGTAGTTACGCCGCGACTCGCGGAACGCGCCACCCCGCCTGCCGCTCTGTTTACCTCATCTGAATTGTCTTGAATGCCACGGGCGAAATCTTCACTGAAAGACTGTCCGCGAAAGAGCGTGTATCCCTTTCCGGACAACGGGCCGACTTCAGCGGGTGAACCGGGCAACCAACTCGTAGCGCCACTTACGATATCGGATACTGCATCGGATACGCTACTACCCAAACTTCCGATACCACTGATAAATTCTTGAATCAGCGAACGACCGGCGTTGTAGAAACGAGTACCGAAACCGGACAGCGCTTTGGCCGCCATGCCAGGAATTTTGCCAACCTCGCGAATGGCGTCACCTCGTTTGCGGACGATCGCGCTAATCATTTTACCGAAAGCCGAACCGATCGCAGAAAGAAGTTTGCTACCGAGCGAGATCAATGCAGAAAAAACTTTGCCTGGAAATTCTCTAAAAAGTCGGAGCGCAATTGAGATGTAGTTGAAGACAGCTTGTTTGGCAAAACCAAAAGCAGCTGAGAAATTGCCATGAAGTAGAGCGATTATTGCATTGATTGCAGGTATCACTACGGAGTTAATTACGTTGGACAATTGTTGAGAAAAAACTAGCGTTAGTTTGAGCAGAAGATTGATTATTGGAATGATGACAGGAACCAGCTTTACGAGAATCTTTGTTGCAAGAAGAAGCAACGATATGATGACGGGTGTCAAAGCAACAAGCAACTCAACAAACGTGCCGGACAGTTCGTTCAACACTGGAGTCAACGCGACAATCAACGTGTTGAGGATAGGTAGTACAGCACGGAGTAGTTGAAAAAACGCGTCAAGAATTGGCTGAATAATACTTGGCAACACCGCGAGAATGGGTTGTAGTGCTCCCGACAAAACGGATGTCAAACTCAAGATAATCGGTCCCAGCGCACCCGCGACTTGACCCACGGCTGCCAAGATGGGTATGAGTATGGGACCGAGTTGTGCGATCAACTTGCCCACGATCGGGAAGAGTGGAGCAAGTGCAAAGATCAACGTACCCAACGCTTTCGACGTCACGTTAAACACTGGTCCGAGAGCTGCAATGATGGGGGCCAAACCAGTCGCAAGTGCTTTGATCAAACTTTGAATGGGGCCCGCGAGGTTGGTGAAGATGGGCGCCAAGACCTTGAGAGCAGACAGCAACAAGGGCGCGACGCTGGTTGCAAGAACACCCATTGTCTGAACCAGGGCTTGAATCGCGTCTCGGAAAGCAGCGGTTCCGGTGAATTTCTCCAGTACATTGAGCACGGTCCCCAACACCTGAAACAGATCGCCACCACCGGTTGCTGCCGCGCTCAACACGTTCTGTAGAATGCCGAACGCACTGGACGCAAGTTTACCCAGTTGTTTGAGCACATTCAGTGCGCTACGTACCGCGTCTTCAAGAGCGCCCGATTTGAACGCCCGGGTCAACGCTCCCGAGATGTCGTCCGCAGCACCCGCCGCACCTTTTGTCAGTGCAGTGAACGCAGGTGTACCAGCAGCTGCGATCTGCACAAATCCGGTGACGAGTTGACCAGGTATTCTTCGAAGGTCGTTGAGTCCTTGGTTCGCTCCCCCCAGAGCCTTCCCGAGGGTTCCGTCTTTAGCGAGCTGTGATGCTGCATTTGCAGCCCCCGTTGCCATGTTGCCAAGAATGTTTGCCGTGGTAGTCAAGTTCGTTTGGAGTACAGGCAGTACAGACGAGGCGGTGTTTTTAAATACGTCGTCCAGCCCAGTGAACAGTCCCTCTTGAATAGATTGTTGAAACGTCATGAGACTGTCTCGCGAATCTCGAACTGCAACAACGAAATCCCGAGCACTGGGGGACAATTTTTCTAGGGATTTTTGAAACTTTTCGGAACTCCCTTTGCCCGTTTCAAATGCAGCAGAGATGGATTTTCCAACACCCACCATGCCAAGTTTGATCGTGTTCGTTGCAACAGCGACGGCAACAAATCCGGTAGCTGCACCTGCCGCTGCCGGAGCGATGTTTCCCAGGGTTGCAACCAAGCCGGCAAGCAAAGGAAGTGCCGTGCCCGCAGCGGCACCTACCACGCTCAACGACGTTGCCATGGACGCAACGCCCCGACCGAGCCCACCTAGGCTCAAACCGGCTCGGTCGGAGGAGTTGCTCAACCCCAGAAACGATCGCGACGTATCATTGGCGCCGCCGGCACTTGCTACGAACTGACCTTGAAGATTCCGGAGTCGCCCACCGGCATCACGAGCCAAACCATTGATGGCACGCATGGCAGGATCGGTGTCCGCTTGAATTTGAATCGTTGCACTGCCCGCGAGATCCCCGGTGGGAGTTGTCACAGAACGACTCCCATGCTCTTGAGAAAACTGTCAGAAGCTTCCTCAGGACTGTCCCACCACCACGGGGCATCCGGATCGCGCGATTTCGCGGTACGTGACTCTTGTCCGGGCACCGACCACGCGGATACACCGAGCATGCTGTCAAGCATTTTCCGCGCGTCTTGCATGGACTGACCTTCCTTCGGACTCAAACGATCCAACATCTCTACATAAATCAGGTTAAGAAACTGGTCACTAGAGAGCGACTTAAGGTCAACGCCCCGGGCTACACATCTGCCGTCAAGTTCGTGCCAGGTTCCGGGCTGGATTGCCCACCCGACAAGTCTGAGGACGGTTGTGTAGGGCGTAGTCCGTACTGCTCCAAAAGCCACACGAGAATATCGTTCAGTTGGTTCAACTCAATAGGGTTCTCTTTGTCGCTCATCCTTTTTCGGAGGATCGCGAACGACGTTGGCAGCAAAACCATCTCTAGGACATCGATAATGACACCGAACCGTTTGGAGACATCCAGATCTTCCATGTTGGCGAATCGCCCCGCGAAATCCGCAAGTGTTTCCGCAGGAATCGCGGACACTGCCTCGAACACATCGTCCGTGTCATCCACGCGAAAGAGATGTTTGGTGCGAACCTTACCGAAGCTCTTGACGCCGTTGCCCGGGATCTCAGTCATATACGCAGCGTACGCGAGACGCCGTCAAGATCATTCCGAATCACGGTGAGTGATCGACGTACTGTAATCAACTGGTTACGCTCAGGTGGTGGTCCGGGTGGTCCGGGTGACCCTGATAACCTAAATTCGAGATCTATCACGGGGTTAACGGAGCTGCTGGACCACCCGGACCACCCCAGGTCAGAGCGTTGCCGCGTGAATGTTCGAACGATTGTTCGTGTACAAATGTTCGAATGCGAGAGCCGAGTCAGGGTTGAGGCAGCTTGCCGGCTTGCTTACAGAACGTAGGGGTTGACAGGGCAAGGTCGATTTAGTTAAACTGATCTCATTACCATCGGGTGTCGGGAGCAAACGCATGAAGTACGGACCGCAGACAATTGCGATTGAAGCTCTGATAGAGCGGATCAAGAGCTTGACCTTGGAACAAATTGAATCCCTGTCCGCTGCGTGGAACACTGCGCGGGGTGGTGCTTGGGGTGCTGTGCGGAACGCTGCGTGGAAGGCTGCACGGAGCGCTGCACGGGGCGCTGCACGGGGCGCTGCACGGGGCGCTGCACGGGGCGCTGCACGGGACGCTGCA